CCGATTGTATCTAGACATTATTCTTTGCACTTAAATTTTTTGTGAAATAGCACACCTTTGTTCTTTCGTTATTCCTTTGATTATTAGCTAATTTTGCCAAGAAAAACGTATAAGGATGGCACAGTTAGAATTTAATATCAAAGCGAATTTCGAGGAGGTTACGAAACTTCGTTCCGAGTGTGAAAAGTTGAGGGTTGAGTTGTTGAAGACCAACAAGTCAACCGACCCAGCTATTGTTGCGGATTTGACGGAAAAATATGCAGATGCAAGCAATCGCTTAAAGGATTTAACGCAAGCAGCTTCAAGAGCCGCTTACGTGATGTCTTCTGAGTTTAATAAGAAGATGCAAGCAGCCGCAAGGGAAGTTTATAGCTATGAACTTCAAATGCAAGCTACCAAAGACCGAATAGAGAAAATCCAACAGCAAATCACGAACAAGAGATTAACTCTTGGAATTACAACGGATAAGTCATCCATAGATTCTTTGCAGAAGAATATTGACTATTTAAAAGGCTCTTTGGCAGGTCAAACAGCTCAGTTGAAGAACTTAGAAGGAGGTGCTGTCGGTGCTCGTCAGACCTTGGAGAATATGCGGAATGAGTATGTTTTGTATGCAGGTTCAGCAAATCCGGCAAAAGAGGCAACAAATATGTTGACCGATAGCATGAGCCAAATGATAGAACGTATGAAGTCAGCTCCGACTGCTGGAGAAGGAATGACTAGTTTGTTCCAAAGAGTTACTGGCGATGCTCACATGCTTTCGGCAACATTACTTGGTGGCTTAGGATTTGAACAACTGGCAGGTAGTATCTTTAATACTCGTTCCCAATTCCAGCAACTTGAAATATCTTTCAATACCATGCTTGGTAGTGCGGATAAGTCTAAGCAATTGATGGACGAACTTATCCAAACGGCAGCTCATACGCCTTTCGATTTGTCCAGTGTTACGAGCGGTGCAAAACAGCTTTTGGCATACGGAACGGAAGCGAAAGATGTTAACAAAACCCTTGTCCAGCTTGGTGACATTGCTTCGGGCTTGAACATTCCGCTTGGAGAACTTGTTTATCTTTATGGAACGACCGTTTCGCAAGGAAGAATGTTCACAATGGATTTGCGTCAGTTCATGGGTAGAGGTGTCCCATTAGCAGAAGAATTGGGTAAAATCTTACACCAAAACACAACGGAGGTTCAAGAGTCTGTTTCCAAGGGTAAAGTGACATCAGACATCTTCAAGGAAGCTATCGCCAACATGACGCAAGCAGGTGGACGCTTCGGAGGCTTGATGGAGCAACAATCAAAGACATTGGAGGGTCAGTGGAGTAACATTGGCGATTCCATCCAGCAAGCGTTCAACGAAATCGGCAAAAAATCCGAGGGCGTGTTCTCTAGTGGATTGTCAATTATTTCTGCTATGGTAGAGAATTGGCAAGAGGTAATAAAAGTTATTGGTGTAGCTACAATAGCTGTTGGTTCTTATCGTGCATCGTTAATGGCGGCTGCTTCTATTCGCAAAGCTGAGGAAGCGCAACAAGCCGATGATATGATGAAGGGAATTGATGCAGAAATCAAGCGTTTGCAAGACCTAGAGAACTCAAACTACAAGTCGCTGGGTAAGGACAAAAAGCAAGAGCGAGTAAGCAAACAACAAGACTTGGCAAGTATTGTTGGAGATACTGCTGTGTCCGATGACTTTGTAAAGGCAAGGTTAGATGCAGCCGAGCAAGAGGGCGTTATTTCGGCACAAATGCGTTCCCAACTAGAGACGAAACGTGAACTTTTACAGGCTCAGCAACAAGCAACAGCACAAAGCCAGATAGAACTTGATGAAGAAAAAAGAAAGACCGAGGAACTTCGTCAACAAAAAATAGAGTCTCTTAAAGATGATTTGAAGACTACTACAGAGAAAATATCAAATCTTGATGATAGGGATGTAGAGTTGGCTAGACAATATACATCAGCCTTGAATGATTTGCAAGATGCCCAAGATTCCTTTGCTGAGGCTCAAAAATTGGTTGAGGAAACTGCTGGTGGCGCAAACTTAGCTTTTGATGCAGAGGGTAATGCCGTGAATGCGCTAGAAGCAAAAGAACGTTTGGAAACGGCAACAAAACAAGTGAATGCTGCTCAAACAAAGATTTCGACCATTGAAAGCGAACGTAAGACGATTGCTCAAACAAAGGAGAATTTAAGTAAGCAACAGGCTACGATACAAAATAATATTAACACTGTTTCTCAAGCTTCCAATACCACTGCAAAGAAAGCTGGGATATTGGCGACAACAACAGCCACTATCAAAAATGCGCTTTATGCAGCAGGTACAAAATATACGACTACGGTAGTTAATCTTTTTTCTAGTGCGGTAAGAAGTAGTGGAAATGCCTTAAAGAGTTTATGGGCGGCAATGGCTGCTAACCCAATAGGTGCATTGATAACACTAGGTACAACTTTGTATTCCGTGTTTTCTATGTTTGGAGATGAGACCGAAGAAATATCGGCTGATACTTCTCATTTTGGCGAAACGGCTAGTCTAACTACCAATAAGGTAGAAGCCTTGTTAAATGTAATGAAGAATACTGATAGTAGTACCGATGCACATAAAAAAGCAAAGGAAGAGCTTATTGGTGTTTATGAGCAATATGGTGTTAAATGTGATGGTGAAAAGGAAAATTTAGAAACTTTAAAAAACAAGCACGATGAATTTACTGCATCATTACAATTGGAAAATGATGAGAGAGAGAGGGCAAATGCCTTGATGTCGATAGCTTCCAAATATGAAGAGGCACGCAAATCTTTAGACGATAAGTTTGCGGATGATTTAGGTGGAAGTTGGTTGGATTTTGGACAACATATCAAGAAGGAAGATATATCTGCTGTTCAAATGATGTTTAAACAGATTGTACCCGATAGTACGATAGAAAAGATTGGCTCATTAAAGAAAAGTATGGATGATGCCACAAAGGGAACTTTAGAATATGCAAAGGCGGCACAAGACTATGATACCGCTCTTCGCTCGATGTTAGTACCATTTGAAGAATGGGGTAAAAAAATGGGATACAATAGTTTTCAGTTAGCAAGTTTGAAGAGTTCTATTTTGCGTCATGTTGATTCTGTAAATTCGTTGAAAGATAGTTATAAGAGAGCCGAAGAAGCGGTAAACAATGTAATCTTAAAAGGAGTTGATTGGAGTAATACACAAGCTCGAAATAATTGGGTAAATAAGCGGAATAAGATGTCCATAGACGAATTAACTTCTTCAACGGAACAACTTATTAGTGTTTGGAGTCGAACTTATGGATTGAATTTACTAATTAACGTTGATGATAGTAAAATTCCATCTTGGATGAAGTCAATGACAGATTCACAGTTAAAAGACTTATTGAATAGAAGATTACGAGACACCAAAACACAAGGTGATTATAAGAAAACGCATCATGGACGTAATTTAATTCTTAAAACAAATGGTGTATTTAGAAATCAACAACAAAGTTTCAATGATGCACAATTAGCAAAATGGGAACTAGACAAAAGAAATGCAAATAAGAAGGGTAGAACAATATCAAATACAACCCATACTACTCCAAAGAAAACAGGTGCGACGGATGACCCAAAAGCAAGAGCGTATGAACGTAAGAAGGCTGAGGAGGACTATTCCAAGTCTATTTCATCCTATTCGGAGAAAGCTATCCAAGACATGACCAAGAACCGCATCAATGCGATGAATGAGGGTTATAGCAAGGAATTGGCTCAGATAACGGAGAATGCCGACAAGGAGAGAAAGGCGGTAGAAGATGGTATAGACAAATTGGTTGAGGCTAGGAAAAAACGTGACCAAGCTGTTTGGGTTAATTCTGGCAAGGGTCGTAAGGCTAATATGTGGAAACAGAGCAAAACCGATGAAGAGTATAAGAATGAGGTTTTGAATGAAACCATGAAGGATAGCAAGGGTAATCCGGTTAAGGTTAATGGCATGGAGATGACCATAGGCATGAGCGTTGCTAATCAGATGAATGCAATTCGGGATAAGGCGGTAAAGCAGAATGAGGATGTGCTTGCTAAAGAAGCGCAAAGCATGTACGATTATCTGAAGACTTATGGTACATTCCAGGAGCAGAAGTTAGCTATTGCTGCCGATTATGCTAAGAGGATTAGCGAGGTTGAAAACTCTACGGATTCGGACTCAAGCAAGCAATGGAAGATAAAGTCTTTGAAAGAAGAGCAGAAGAAAGAGACGGATTCGGTAGAGGCTAGTGCTATTATGCAGAAAATAGACTGGTATCAAGTCTTCGGAAATGTTGGTGGCATTATGAAGGATGCGCTTGTTCCTTTATTAGCAGATCTGGATAAGTTCGTAGGTACGGATAAGTTCCAAAATTTGGGTGCAGACCAGCAGAAGAGTATCGTTGATGCTATGCAGAATATCCGTAATTCGATTGGTAATACAAGTGATTTGGGTTGGAAAGACCTTGCAAGGGACGTTGTAGCTTATCAGGAGGCTCTGAAGAATGCGAAAATTGCACAAGAGGAATATACGGAAACGGAAACCGAGCTTATACCTCGAATTAAGGATTTGCAAAATCAGATAGCGAATGCGAAAAAATCGGGCAATGTCGCAGAGCAAGCTAGATTGCAAAATGATTTGAATAAAGTTCAAGGTCAGTTAGCGGAGTCCGGCAAGAAGATAGTTACGGCTAACACAAAGGTTCGTTCAAGTGGTCAGAAGTTGGCACAAACCACACAGAATGTAACGCAACCGATTTCTGCTATCCATGAGTTCCTTTCTACTTCTGGACTATCCGATTTGGCATCTCTTTGGGATAGTTTTGACCAACTTAAAGGTGGAATTGACGGATTGAAAGCTTTAAAGGAGGCTAAAAATGCGGCTGACGGACTGAAGGATATGGGTAAGGAAGCCGCAGACGCAGCCGCAGCCGCTGGCAAAAAAGCTGGTGATGCACTAAGTGAAGGATTGTCAAAAGCTGGACTAATAGGTCAAATCGTATCTGCCATCTTGAAGATACTTGATGTTTTGAAAGATGGTATTGGAACATTGATTAGTAGCTTGATTGATACAGTTCTGAATGCGGTCAACGGCATATTAAAGAATATTCTAAGTGGCGATTTTATAACTCAGATTGGAGGGTCTTTGGTAAGCGGCATTGGTAATATTCTCAATACAATATCGTTTGGTGGATTCAATAGTTTGTTTGGAGTAGGTGGAAACGCAAAAGAAGTAAACCGGACTATAGACAAATTGACGGCTAGGAATGAAATCTTGACGGATGCAATAGACAGATTACGTGACTCTATAGACAAGACTAGTGGTATCAAAGCCGTAGAAGACTCAGAAAAAGCTGAAAAGCTTCAAAAGGAAAAAGAGCAAAACCTAAAGGACATCATGGTGGCGCAAATGGGTTATCATGGCTCTCATGGAAGTTTTAACCGTTATTTCCGAGGATTTTCGCAAGAGCAAATCAATAAGGTGTCTGAAGCGATAGGTAGACAATGGAATGGAAACCTAAGCGACATACGGTCTGCTGATGAAGCTAATGCGTTGTTGCAAAATCCTGATATTGTTAACAAGATTCAGAACACTGGTAAGGGAAATTATGGAGGAAGAGTCCTCGAAAAGTTGAAAGATTATGCGGCTGAGGCAGGAACATTAGAGGATATTGCTGATGACCTAGCAGAAAGCTTGACGCAAATATCTTTTGATAGTTTGAAGAGCGAGTTCATAGATACTTTGATGGATATGAATTCCTCTGCTCAGGACTTCTCTGATAATTTCTCCAAGATGCTTATGCAAGCCGTTCTGAAAGCTAAGGTAGATGATTTGTTGGGTAATGATATGCAAGCATTCGATGATGAGTGGACGGAGCGAGCTAAGGCAAATGGTGGCAAATTGTCTCAGACGGATATTAATGAATTGAAGGGAAGGTACGATGAAATGGTTCAAGAAGGACTGAAGATTAGAGATGAAGTAGCCGAAATAACTGGTTACAAGCAATCTTACGAGCAGTCTGCGTCTTCCGGTTCTTTTGAATCCATGAGCCAAGATACAGGAGAAGAGTTGAATGGTCGTTTTACAGCGGTGCAGATCGCCACAGAGGGAACGTATGAGGAAGCAAAGCTCATAAATACCAAGTTGGATGCTATTGCAGCTCGTAATGGTGGTACAGAGGGTAGCTTGTTGACGGCTAGTGTTTCTACCATTATGGGTAATGTAGGTAATATATGGGTTGCCGTTGATGAGGGAAGAACCATCCTTGCCCAAAGTCTGATGTGCTTGCAGTCGATTGATGAGCGACAAGAAAGCTGGAATAAGCATATTTTACAGATGAGCCGTAATCTTGACACTATCAAAAACAAGGTGGATAGATTGTAATACAAAGGTGTGGAGAAATGCAACTAAGCGCAGGTATGTGTTCAGATGCAAGTCTTCACACCTTGAAAGTAGCCGAGGGAAAAATTTCCCCGAGGGTTCATTTCCTAAATTTGTGAAATGAAAAAGTAAGAAGATGCTCGCTTAATAAAATTATCAAATGAGGGGTTAAGCATCATTTATCCCCATTGAAAGCAAATGTTAAGGTTTTTCCTAAAGTTGTGAAAAATGGATGCAGGGCAAATCTCTATAAAATGTATTCATAATAAGTGTATGGAAATTGACAAAAAGTGTCAACAATAGGCAAAGATACAAAAATCATATTAGTCCATATTATTTATTAGATGTAGGGGTGTCGCAAATCACGACACCCCATTTGGCTATATGAATGTAGGTTTTAGACAAAATTGGCAAAAACCTAAGATGTCCAGTAAAAACAGGAGCGACCTAATAGGAACTTTTCTCCCATTTGGGTGAAAACCATCGGGCTTATTTTCTAGCTCGTTGAATGATTGGTGTTGTCTTCAAAGGTTCAATAGGACAGAATATCCGTCCTATTTATCCTTTGAAATGCAACCGCAAATCACATTTGGATTGTGGAACGAACGCAAATCTGCTTTGGTTGGCACTATTTCATATTTGAAGAAGTTTCCAGCTTATCAACAATAGAACGAAGTTCTTGCAAGGAAGACGCTACAAATGTATCTCCATTTTCTGAGCGGACAAATGCACAGAAGTTAAACCTAGGTGAACACTCGCAGTAGATGTCTTCTGGGTCAACAAACAATTGCCAAGTTGGAACACCAAGAAGTTGTGCCATTTCTTCCAACCTCGCTTTTGTAGGGTTGCCATTGATAATGTTAGGGATACTTTGCTTGGTTATCCCTAACATCTTAGCAAAAGTAGTCTTTGTGATGCCTTTTTGCTTTAATATTTCTTCTAGTCTATACATATTATATATATATTAAATGATTGTACGAACTTATTCGTTTGCAAAGGTACGATTAAATTACGAAAGTAAGAAGAAAATATTACTAATAAATGTGAATAAATATGGTGGTTTGAATATATTCGTACTAACAAAGGTTAAATATAAGAAGATTTTCATACTTTCTCTTGGTGATATGAGAAGATATTCGTACATTTGCAATGTCTTTAAGAGATAAAGGCTTTAAAGTTTGTCTTATACGTGAAAAAGTTGTCACCTTTAGGATGGTTAAACTAAATTTGTTACTATCTATTTTTCTTATCACTAAATGAGTTACGCATTTTTATTTTTATCACTATATGGGTTGTC